ACCATCTGTTACTGTATAAGTAACTGGAGAGCCAGACGTACAATCCATATCTATAGATGCATTTTGTTTTGTTATAGGTAAATCTGTTTCATTAATTATTGTAGAGTCAAGTTCAGTTACATAATTAAAAATAATAGGGTCATTTGTAGAATCTACTAAATCATAACCCTCATAGTAATTACCATACATTAATCTATTACCCATTAGTGTTTGAGATTTAGCTAACAAAGGAACGTTATCATATAGCCTTAAAATTTCTGAGTCTTCTAAAATTGTAAATATTTTACTGTTATCAAAAAGAACTGTTTCTGTGTTATTATCACCCAAACCTAATTCTTCTTTATTAAAAGACTCTATAACCTTTATTATATTTTTATCAGCTTCTTTAAAAAGTATTTGTATTTCTTTAACTAATGAACTTCCTGTATTGTAAGACAAATTAACAGCATTATACTCGTTTACCATACCTTCATTTAAACCGCTTTC